GAAAAGTTAGTTGAAAAGTCACAGCACACGTTTACAACTGAGACACCACGACCTGGTGCAGCAGTCGAGAAAGCAGGAGAAAGTCAAACAGACTTTAGCCCAATTCTAAAAGACGCTAGACAAGAAGGTTATGAAGGACTCAGTTCAGTCGCAAGAAACATTCTGAAAGGAAAGTACTACACACCAACAGACGAAGAGGTAAGAGGATTCTAAAATGGTTCAGATAAAGACTATTGATGAACTTGAAGCTCTTTACTACGGATACAACAGAAACCTACTTAGAAAAGCAGATGCACCAGCAACCACATCAACTGCTGGAGTTTTCAACGCTATCTATGGGGCATACGCATGGGCTCAATTAAACCTTGAAGCAAATGCATTTGGTATATTACCAAAGTATCCATGGGATAAGTCTGGATGGAGGGTTATTACTGCAAAGCCAATTCTAAATACTGCACAAGGCAACACTGCATTGGGTGGTACAGCAGAAGGTGGCAACATTGCCGAAACTGTAAAACCAACACTACAAGAAATTGATGTTAGACCAAAGACAGCACAACTGCCTTTCTCAGCATCAGAAGTAATGGAATGGTTGGCCACACACAGCAAGGACGACATTTGGGGTGGACTAGGTTCACTTCGATTGTATATGGCAGTACAACACAAAGAATTTCTAAACAGACAACTACTTGCAGACGTAGAAGGTACAATCACTGGATCTGGTACAAACGCTGGAACAGCAGACTTTGAGTCACTTGACCGAATTGTTTCATCTAACGCAGAAGAAACTGCATTAGGTGCATCAACCACTGGTTCATATGATCCATGGGCTGCCAACGCAACCATTGATAGAGATAGTTCTTCAACATTCGACAGCACTGTTGAATCAGCTTCTGGTACGATCGGTACAAATGGAGTCTTAACTGACGACACTCTAAGATCTTTCTTACGAAAGATTAGGATTGCTGCTGGTAAGGATCCAAATGTCTGGCTCGGATCACACGAGGTATATTCTGAAATACAAGGACTGTATATGCCATCTGTTCGTATTCCAAACCCATATGGTGAGGCACTCGTACAGGTAGACGTAAACGGTATCCAAACATTCAAAGGAACAGGCGTTGGTATTCACGTAGATTCAATCTATGGAATCCCATTCATCCCAAGCAAAGACGCACCAAGCGACTCTGGCGATGCCAGTGAAGTCGGAAGACTATTCGCATTTGATACATCTGACGCAGAAGGATATGGTTACCCAAGAATCGGTATCCAAATCGCTATCCCAACAGAATATTATGAGGCAACAAGACGTTCACCTGGATATCCATTTGTCAACAACGCATTTGTTGAGAAAGGAGTTTTCCGTACAATGGGCGAAACTGTTTGTAGACACTTCAAATCACAGGGTAAGATAAGAGATATAAAACTCTAATAAAATTGAAGCCTTCGGGCATATTTTTCTTTTTTTTAAGACAATCTTTATAAGTCTTTAACATACCTAGATATTAATGGCATTAACAATAAGTTCATCAACATGGACAGATGCTAACGTGAGAAAAACTCTCTCATGGCAAGCAGCATTAGTATCAAAGCTGCGAGTATATGCTATCAAAGTCACATTCGCTGCCTCTGATAACTATGCAACCAACGGAGTGTCTGCTGACCTCAAAGAGGGCAGGATATCTACACTAGTTGCAGTGATTCCTACATTTACGGATTCAAAACTAGTAGTACAATACGACAAAACCAATGAAAAGATTAAAGCTTTCACTGGTTCAGGAAACGGTAATATCTTAGCAGAAGTACCAAACTCATCAACGTTAGTGAACTCAAAAATATTCGAGTTCCTAGTCATAGGCTACTAGAGTCCAAAAAGCCCCTTTTTTTTTCTTAAAACATTAACAAAGTTTATATATATTGATCTTGCTAACAAGACGTATGGTAGAACTTAATCATAATATTGTATCTTTTAATGCAGATACCTTGATTAAAGGTAATCACGGTGTTTTAGTAGCAGTGTTTTGTACAAAGAAAGGAAGTTCTGGTGCTAAATGTCAGTTTAGAAATGGATTAGATGCAACTGCAACACCAATAGAATGTACAATCTTTGGTGAAATAGAAGGTAATTATCAAAACTTACACAGAAGATTTGAAACAGGAATATTCGCTGATATCACAGGTACAGCAGAATGGACTGTGGTATTTAAGTAAACTTAAATACATTAGAGTTTTATATAATATATGGCAACAACGTATTGTACAGTAGGAGATGTAGCTGACTTATTAAGGATACCGATAAATGCAACAACAAGCCCAAACAAAGCACAAGTAGAAAAGATAATCAAAAGAAAGGAAGATGAGCTTGATAGGAGAATGGGCCACGCATGGAGATCAAAAAAAATAACAAGAGAATTACATGACTTACCACTTTTGTATACTTTCGGTTGGGGTACACCTTTATTCTTAGCCCACAGAAACTTGTACGACTTTGATGCTGCTGAAGGAGACAAGATAGAAATTTGGCAGGGAGCTTCATCAATATGGGAAAACATTCTAGGAAACACTGAATGGTATGATGCAAATTATGAAAGGGGAACAGTACATCTTAGAGGATTTATATTTTCAATTTTAAGAAAGAACAGAGTTAGAGTTACTTACAGATATGGTGGAGAAGGTTTTGGTGGAGATACTGTAATTCCAGGAGATATAGAAGATTGTATTATTAAAATGACTTGCATAGAACTTGTCAATACAAGTCTTAGAATGGATAGGCTACCAATGGGTGGTAGTGGTATTGATCTTCAAGCAGTAAAGGCAAGATGGATGGACGACATTGAAAAATGTATCGATAATCGTAGGGAAGTTTACATAATACCATAATGAAAGATCCATTAGATGCTGGTAATTCAATTGGAATGTTAAGGCAAGGTATTATAAGAGCATTAAAAGCAAATTCGAAAGTATTTGGGAAATTTATGAGTACGTCGTATAAAGAAACAGGGCGTAAAAAAGATTTACCAGGTATGCTTGGAGTGATATCAAGTATGTATGTACGAAGAGGAATGATATACACAAAAACGTTTCTTAAAAATGAATATAATTTTACAGATATAGAAATAAATCAAGGTCTTGTTTGGGATCCAGATACAAAAACAGTACATATAAGGGGAAGTCTTAAAGATACATTAGACTATGAGTTTTATGGTGTTCCTAAAGGAACGTGGCCAATACCTGCAAAACTTAAAAAATGGGTTAAAACCAGAGTTATTAGAAGAGATCCTATGTTACAAAGGGAATGGTCGCAGTCAAGTAGAAAAGGTAAAAATAATATGGCAGATCAATTAACATTTCTTTTCGGAAGAGCCATAGCAAGAGACGGATTAAAGAGGAGATCCACAACAAAATTTGAGAAGACAAAAGATCCAAAATTATTAGAACAGGGAATATCTGTAGTTTACAAGGGGAACAAAGTAACAACTAGACAATTAACACAGGAAGAATCATTAGGAAAATATCTTCCTAAACTAGGAATAGGATGGCATAATCCCAACAGAAGTTGGACTAAAGGACAAGCAAAGGATTGGAGAAATAAATAATGGCTATAGCAACTTATGATGTAATTGATGATGTATTATCCATGTTAAAGACAAAGTGGAATACTAATACAGGTGGTCAAATACCAAGAATAGAAAGAATATGGGATGAAAAAACAATAGGTTTTGGAGACATGGAAGTGAAGAAAGGAATAATTCTAATAGAACCAATGAATGAAAGTATAAAATACTTTAGCCTTGGTGGTATAAATCATCTTCATGCAATAGATATCACACTTGATATAAGATCATATCAAACTATAGACAGACATAATGAATTAGTAAAAGAAGTAGCGAGAGTTATTAAAGATCAGATAACAAGAACAGGATCAGTAGACATTAGAATAACAGGAACAGAGCCATTAAGCAGGCTTTATAGGAATATGTTTAGGCATATGATAAGACTGAGATACAGGAGAATGGATCCATGAGAGCAATCTTTATAAGCAAATATGGAGAACTAGGTGTGATATAGATGGTAAGAACTGGTGCGTCCTCATATGTGAGATACGATTGGGAAAACACATTTGGTACTGCTGCTTTTGATAACGCTACACATAAAGCATTTGGACTGAATGCAAGCCTAACATCATGGACATTAGGTCATTCTCCAAAAGAATTAAACAGATTAAATCAAGTTGAAGTAGCACAATATGCTTATGGACAGCAAAATGGTGCATTATCAGTAGGCTTTACATTATCAAACCCTTGGATTTTTAGTGCTCTTTATGGAACAACAACAACTACAGGTACTGGCCCATACGTTCATACGTGGGGTACAACTGGAGATGTTTCTGGAGCAAAGACAATAACACCATTTTCAGTAGAAGTTGGATTTGCAGCACAAGACGCAAACATTGTAAGAACAGCAACTGGCTGTATATTAAACTCTTTATCAATTGGTGCAACAATAGACGGAACAGTAGATTGTTCAGCAGATATTACTTACGGAAATGAAGCAGATAACGGTACATCATACCACTCATCCCCACCAAACGATGATCTTAACCACCCATACACATTCGCACATGGAGAACTTAGATGGTATGGAGATGACGCAGCAGACACAGACGCAGCAGGATCTGTAGTAGCAGAATTACAAAGTGCAAACATTACATTCAATCAAAACCCAGCATTACTTTATTCAGTAGGATCAAACAAAGCAGTAAGCTCATTTAGAAGAGTGTTTGACATTACAGGAAACTTCCAAGCATCATGGGTAAACAACAAGAAACTATTACAATTACTTGACCAAATAGAGAAACCAAATAAATCATTCATCAGAGAAGGAGTAGCTGGTGCAGCAGTAGACGCAATACTAACATTTGATAATGGTGGAAGTGGTGCAGCAAAGAA